GTACCGACTAAGAACCTAACTTTAGATTCTGGGTCCTGTATTTCTTTAATAGCTTTGGCTCTGTCTTCAGTAGAAGTAGATCCATAATAAGTCATCACGGAACCCGGATATACTTTCTCAATTGCTTTAACGATCGAGTCTATATCATGTCTCCAATGGGCCCAGATAATAGCTTTACCTTCTACCTCTTCTAGTATGTTCATCAAAGCAGGAATTCTTTCATTCTTAATTATTTTTAAGGTATCATCATCTGCCTTGAAGTGACCACAAGTAATTTGTTGAAGTCTCATTAGCTGCACTAATGCAGTTGAAGTAGTCATTAACTTCCCATCCATTTGAGCAAGAGCTACTTGTTTCATTTGATCATAAAGTTTTTGTTGTTCTTTACTTAATTGAATAATTCTTTTTTGATAAGTATAATCAGGAAGATCTAAACAATCTTCTTTTAATACACGATCTGAAAATGTAGTTATTTTTTCTGATAGTTCTGCTAAATTTTTATAACCAACTACTATCTGTGCATTGTGTGTAGGCAGTCTCATGGTGCTCATGATTGCGTACCTTGTTCTAAATGCAAGATAAGAAGTAAAGTCTAATAACCCTTCATCTAAAAACTCACATTGTTTATATAAATCCAACGGAGACTTTGTAATAGGAGATCCAGTTAAGATTCTTCTATATTTTGCATGTCTACCTAGTGAACAAATATTTCTAGATCTTTTAGCATCAGGATTTTTTATAGTCGTAGACTCATCAATGGCCATCAGTGTTCTATGACATCTTAAAAACTTAGCTGCAAACTCTACACCTTTTTCTGTACTGAAAGCATCTACATTCATAATTAAAATATGTAGATCTTCACCAGTTTCAAATAAAGTATCTAACTTTAATTGTTGACCTTTATTTATATTGGCTTGCCACAATACCATTTTTTTATCTATGTGGTCTACCATATGGGTAGGTATTTCTGAGTCGAACCAGTTTTTATAAACACCTTTAGGTGCAATTAAAAGTAGTCCATTAATTTTACCTTTGTCGTAAAGCATAGATACATTATCTATTAACACTTTAGATTTACCTGTACCCATCTCCATGAAGTACGCAAAGTTTTCTTTATTCCACGATTTTTTTAACGCAGATAATTGATGCTCATAAGGCTTTGTTTTAAATTTATAGTCCATAATATTTCTTCTTTCTATTGACAGAGATAACATAACCTTATAATAGATGTCAATAGGAAAGTTATATGGGATTAACAACATTAAACACAGTACCAACAAATAGCCATCAATCGGTCGTATACATTATCCAAGAATTACCAGGAACTAAAATAGGTGCACCTAAATTTAATATTATGGGAGCTCAAAAGTTTGGTACCTTAAAAACTTTATTACCAGAACACTCACAAATTATATTATCTCCAGGGCCCTTAATTTTTAAATTAAGAAAACTGTTAGATAAATATACCCCTAAAGATTATTTACTACTTACAGGCGACCCTGCAATCATAGGTGTAGCTTGTTCAATTGTAGCTGATAAAACTGGGGGAAAATTTAATTTACTAAAATGGGACAGGCAAGAAAAAACTTATTACCCAATAGAAATAAATTTATATGAACAAGGAAAGATTGAAGAATAAACTTGACATAGGATATTATGACATTATATTAACAGAATCATTAACTACTACGAAAGGTAAAAAGACATGAGTATAAACTTAGAAGAAGACAAAGTCGATTCGTTAGCAAACACGAATGACATGAAAGAACTATCAGAACAAGTCATTAAGTTAAGGACTATGGAAGATAAGTTCGCTGCAAAAGAAGAAGAATTAAAAAAACTAAAAAACGATATGGACGTTTTATCTGGTGAGGTTATACCCACGATGATGACAGAAATGAACATATCAAAATTTAGTTTATCAGATGGGGCTGGCGTAGAAGTCAAACCCGTCTATGGTGCTTCCATTCCTAAAGCAAAACAGGAAGAAGCATTTAACTGGCTTCGTAAAAATGACTTGGGGGATCTTATTAAAAATGAGATCACCGTTTCCTTTGGTCGTAACGAAGATAACAAGGCTGCAGAATATGCTGTCCTTGCACAAGGTCATGGATATCAACCTTCCCAGAAGTTAAAGGTTGAGCCTATGACACTTAAAGCATTGGTTCGTGAGCGTCTCGAGGCTGGGAAAGAGATGCCCACGGATCTATTTAATGTGTTCGCAGGAAACAGAACCAAAATAACAAGGAAATAGAAACATGAACAAAGAACCAACAATCAAAAAAGAAAATGCAGTGGCTACAAATGTAGTGTTTGAAGCCGATGCAAATGTGCAAACTGGAACGGTAGGACAAGATGATCTTGCATTACCCTTCCTTAAAATACTTGGGCAGTTATCTCCTGAAGTAAACAAGAGAGACGGTAAGTATGTTGAAGGTGCAGAACCTGGAATGATTTACAATTCAGTAACAGGCGAACTCTTCAATGGTGAACAAGGAGTCCCAGTGATTCCATGTTACTACAAACTCGAGTATGTCGAGTGGAAAGATAGAGGAAAAGATGGATCTGGTGCGCCAGTAAATATCTATCCTTCATCAAGTGACATCATGACTAAAACAACTAGAGGTGCAGACTTTAAAGATAGACTTCCAAACGGTAATTATATTGAGAAGACTGCGCAGCATTTTGTATTAGTTAATAGTGCTTCACCAACCACTGCGTTGATTGCTATGAAATCTACTCAATTAAAAATTAGTAGAAAATGGAATAGCATGATGCAAAGTATAAAGATGCAAGGTAAGAATGGTATGTTCACACCGGCATCTTTTAGCCATCTTTATCAACTAAAAACCGTGCAGCAGTCTAACGACAAAGGTACATGGTTTGGTTGGGAAGTGAGCAAGATAGGTCCAATCGAAGATGCAGCAATGTATCAACAAGCCAGAAGTTTTTCTGAAAGCATTTCTAAAGGAGATGTTCAAGTTAAACATGGCGAGGAAGATACTGCGAAGTCTTCAGATGGAGCAGCTCACTACTAAAAATTCCCCTCCGGGAATGGTTGCAACAGGGGTGGCGAAGCGAGAGTAGAGTCACCCCTACTAAAGAGGAAAGATGGAAAACAAATTTATAGAAATATTTACAGGTCTTAAAAGAGATTATGGTTACGCAGATATAAACTCTGCATACAAAGACCCAGCGACTGGTAAACTAAAATTAAAATATGGCTGGGCAGCTAAAGAATTATTAGAGTCTGATTATTTAGATCATCTTACAGGTAAAAAATCTATCGGTATCCAACCGTGTAACGACGAAGGACTCGCAAAGTTTGGAGCAATTGATATTGACTCGGATGAGTATGACAATTTTGATTTAAGAAAATATTTAGAAATTATTGATAAAAAAAATATTCCAGTAATACCGGTTAAATCTAAGAGTGGCGGACTCCACATTTATGTATTCTTTAAAGAGCCAGTCAAAGCAAGTTTTGTAAGAAACTTTTTAGACAAATTATTATTTACGTTTGATTTAAAAGCATCAACAGAAATATTTCCAAAACAAACACAACTGGGTGTAGGCTCAGATCAAAAACCAATCAACGGTAATTTTATTAATCTACCTTATTACAATCGTAATGAAAGAGTGGGTGTAAATTTAGATGGTACTGAGTTTACCTTCGAGCAATTTATAAAAGTCGTCGAGGCTAACACAAAAACAAAAGAAGAACTAGAAGAATTTGCAGATGAATTAATTAGACTAGAACTTACGGGTGGTGCAGATGAATTTATAGATGGTCCTGTATGTCTACAGAGATTATCAAAATCTAAATTAGATGATTACAGAGACAGATTTATTTATAACTACATGGTGTTTGCTAAAAAGAAATACCCTGACAACTGGGAAGAAAAACTTTTAGAAGGTGCTAGAAATTATATTGTCTATGATAATATTTGGGGTGATGAAAAAGTAAAACAAAAAATCAAAGCTTATAAAAAAGATACTGCAGGTCATACTTGTTCAGAAGAACCTATCAACAGTATGTGTGTCAAGTCAGAATGTTTAAAAAGAAAGTTTGGTGTAGCATCAGACAAAGTAAAAAGGTTTCCAACACTATCTGCACTTATTAAAATAACTCATGTACCAGATCCTGAATTTAGATTTACGGTACACTACAATGACAAAGTAGAAGGTGAAACTACGCAACAAATAATTGCAAAAGATATTAATTATATGATGGACCAAGAAAAATTAAGACGTTTGATAGGCGCACATACTCCTGTTCCACCTCCACGAATAAAAGATAATGACATGCAAACTATTTTAGACAATCTATGGCAAGGAATGAAAATACAAAAAGCTCCTCCAGGGACTTCTCCAAAAGAGATATTACATAAACATTTAGAGGATTATGTTTATGGTGTTCCAGCTGTAAGTGACGCTGCATTTAGAAGTGGTAGTACGTTAATTGATACAGATGGTTATGCCTATTTTGTATATGATCCTTTTTATAATTTTTTAAAAAATAAAGAATGGAAAATTAAAATAGATAAGACAGGACAAATGTTAATAGATTTTTTCAAAGCTGAACTAGGACATGGTAAGAGATACCCTAAAAAACCTACGCAAAAAAAATCAAATAATCCTGTAAGATGTGTAAAAATTCCTATGAGTAATTTTACAAAAGAAGAGAATGAAATAGAAATCTTACCAATGAAGAGTAAAAAAGATATTCTTTAATGACCAAAGTTACCAAGATATATGGCCCTCCAGGTACAGGGAAAACAGAAAAATTAATTAGAAGAGCTATGGCCTACATACGAGTAGGCACTCCGGTAAATAAAATAGGTTACTTTGCATTTACGCGTAAGGCAGCTCATGAAGCAAGAGATAGAATGCTGAAGAAAAATCCTGAGTATAAAAAGAAACAACTTAGATATTTTCAAACATTACACTCTTTAGCTTTTCATAGTCTAGGACTTAGAGAAGAAAACGTTATGCAGGATTATCATTACAATGATCTTGGAAAAGAATTAAGTATAAGAGTTAATGCTAAAAAAGATGCTGATGCTTCACCTTACTTAACTTGTGATAACGAATACTTTCAAATTATTTTAAAAGCAAAAGAAAAAGATATTCCGGTATGGGATGAATATTGTACAGGAGAACATTCAACAAATGTAAAACCTGATTTATTAAAACATATTGAAGCAAACTACAATGTCTACAAACATCCAGACATAAACAACTTAGTAGACTTCACAGATATGATTCATGACATTGTACAACAACCAGATAAGATTCCAAATTTTGATGTAGTCTTTATTGATGAAGCCCAAGATCTATCGCCAATACAATGGAAACTTTATGACATACTAAAATCTAAATCAAAAAATATTTATTTAGCTGGTGATGATGACCAAGCGATTTATGGTTGGGCCGGAGCAGACGTAGATAGATTCATTAAAGAACCTGCTGCAGAAAAAGTATTATCAAAATCTCGAAGGATTCCAAAAGCAGTACAAGATGTATCTGAAATTATCACTGCACGAATCGCAGGACTTAGAGCAACTAAAAATTATTTACCAAGAGATGAAGAAGGATTGTGTAGTAAAATCAATAGCTTAGAGAACGTAGATCTTCACCAGGACAACTGGTTAATCCTCACTAGAACTTTATCTAGAGCTAAAGAAGTATGCGATCTTTTAAAAGTAAAAGGTTTGTATTATGAAAACAAACATCAAAAAAGTTACAATACAAAACTTTACAAAGCAATTATCAATCATAGCAAATGGTTAAATGGTGAAGAGGTATCAGACACTGCACTAGAAGACATTAAAGAATACATGGGTAATCGAGAACTTAAAAAAGATTTAAAATGGTTTGAATGTTTTGATAATGCACCAGCTGATGACAAAATTTACATAAGATTAATGTTGTCAAATAAAGAAAGATTAAGTGATGATGCACGAATCAAAGTCTCAACTATTCACGCTGCAAAAGGAGGTGAATGCGAGAACGTAATTGTGGTATTAGACAATGCTAAAAAGATAAGAGAAGCTGTTACTAAAAGTGTAATAAAGCGTGACGAAGAGCACAGAGTATGGTATGTAGGTTGCACGAGAGCAAAAAGAAATTTATATTTAATGAGAGCAAAAATAGAACGAAAGGGATATCCACTATGACATCAGAAGATATATTTAAAGAATCATTTCCACAATATACCCAGGTAGGTGGAAATCATTACACTAAGTTTCCAATTCAACCCTACGAATTTATCTCAAAGAATGATTTATCATTTTTTCAGGGCAACGTTATTAAGTACGTTTGTAGGTACCAAAGAAAAGGCGGTATTGAAGATCTTAAAAAGATTGTACACTACTGTCAATTAGAGATGTTAAAAATTAACGACATGAAAAAGAAAAAGTAATGCCAAGAAAGTCCACTGTACGCAAAACAATTAAGTTTGCTAAAAATAAATTTAATTTAGAAATTTATCTTGGACTAGAGAAAGACCTTGCATGGGAAATATTTCCTCATGATTACAGTGCAGCTTTATATGCATTTAGTAACAAAGATAAAATGACTAAAGTAATAGAAAACAAATACGTATACGAGGTAAAAAAATGAAAGTACCTTTATTTGAAGCACAGACAGAATGGAATGAACCAGAAGAGTATCCAGATCTAAGAAAATACGACGAGATTGCAATTGACTTAGAGACAAGAGATCCGGATTTAAAATCTAAAGGCAGTGGTGCCATCATTGGTAATGGTGAAGTCGTAGGTATTGCGGTTGCTGTACCTGGTAGAAAATTTTATTTTCCAATTGCTCACGGATCAGGGCCAAACATGGATCGAAAAAGAACTTTGGAATGGTTCAAAGATGTTTGTGAATCAGATGCTATAAAAATATTTCACAACGCTATGTATGATGTCTGTTGGATTAGATCTATGGGTCTTAAGATTAATGGACAAATAGTTGACACCATGATTGCAGCATCATTGATTGATGAGAATAGATTTA